GCGAGACTGCATGAGCTTGAGTACAACTCTCTCGCCTTCGAGTAACGGAACATTGAATAATATTATTGTTGAATGCCCGAGATGTCGAAGCAGGTTTCTGGTGTATCAGGGGGAATATCAAAGCCCGAGGCCCGCGCGCGCGCCGCGTTGGTCGACATGGAGAAAAGAGAACCAGATGCAGCAAAGAACATTAGAGCAATTGGAAAAGACCCAGGTGAGATCCCAGAGTCAGTAGCGTCGTTAGACACAAACACTCTATACGCACCTGGGAAGCGCTCTGAGCGTAGGCAGATTCTCTTACGCCATGCGATTGAATATTTATTCGGGATTGACATGACGGATGAACGAGGACAAGATCGCGTGATTGCTCGGATTGGTGCTCGCACCAAGTTAATGGTTGACTGGATGATTGGTTGTTGGGAAGGACATTTGAGGCCGAAGACGTGGATGGACGCGCTATCCAAGGAACAACAGGCAAAGTGGGCTTCAGCTAAGAAGATGTATGATAGAACCATTGAAATGGAGAATCATAAATTAGCTAAAGCTCGTGCTGAGTATGACAGAGTTGTTCGCGAAGTTCAGGTTTCTCAGGCTACAGCCAGAGAGGAGTTGAAAGAGGTCTTGCGAGACTTCGGACTGACAGAGGCTCCTTTACTGGCTGAAAAGCCAGAGGATGCTGGGCTGGATATGCTGAGAGAGGAACTTGCTTTCTTGGGGATAAATTTTCGTCCCCCAGATAGCAAGTTGTTCTAACCGCGTTAACGGAACAATACGCACTTTCGCAAGGCGGGCACGCCGGCTACGTTTGAAGGAAATTGACACACAGAAGCATAAACCCGAGAAGATGTTCGTTAAAAGAAAAGCAAAGAAGTCAACAACTGGTTTGAAGGAGTCTAGTCGTATTGAACTCGTGGACAGAGAGTTCGAATTCGTGTCGAGAGAGAAGACAGACAATATCAAATCAGATGGATTATGGGACTACAATGCTTTCTTTGGCAGACCAGGAGACGATGAATGGGTAAGGGAGTTAGCAGCAAGCCGTTTGCCAGATTATTTAGAAAATTATAACGAGCTGACATTTGGTGTCCCAAATATCAGTGTAATTATAAAACATCTAAAGAAATTTGACAGGCCGGATTACTGCGTGCTTCCTGATGCGCACGGTTATTGGGCAGAAGCATTAATTAAGATTAGGAAGAATGAGTGGTGCGGAAGTCGACAGCGATGGTCGTGGTTTACTGCGATGGGCTTGTCTGAAGCTTCACTGCCATCATTCCCTGGTATTCGATATCGCAAGTGTGGGTGGGCAAACAAGGGCTCCGTCGAAACTGTTCTCATGATCGACGCGCAACAGGCAGTGAGGAAAATATGCCAGAATGAGACAGTCGAAAGGCGTCCTTGTGCTTTATTCGGACGTGGGAAGCGTTTAACAGGGGACGAGGCGGCGGGAATCGTAGGACAAGGTCACGCAGGCAGACTAGTCATGGCTGCTGACGGAAGGGATCATGTAATCATCACTCCAGTAGCGAAAAATTTATTTCGTTTTCTGGATGATGCGGTAATGAAAAGTGAAATAATGGTTGGAATGAGTTTTCAAAACAGAGGTTCAACCGTTTTCGTTAATAACATCATTGCCGACTTGGTTCCAGGTCTGGCTTTTAGGGCAGACTTCAAATCAGAACTGAACCGCGTTCTTCTTCCTAGGATGGACATGGCAATCGATGTGTTCACCAAAATTCACGAGCGAAAATTCAGGTATTTTGTTATTGACCTGAGCAGACAAGATTCGTCAGTGAGTTCTGAGTTAATTGATGCATTCTTTGACTGGGCGCGCCAATCCTGGTACGTCGTCGGGAAGGAAAAGAAGAGGAAGTTTGGCAGATATATGAAGTGGGTTAGGGATTATCATGTGGAAACGCGTGTGGCATTACCGGATGGGCAGGTTTGGCGAAAGCACCATGGTAATGTGTCTGGGTCACCACTAACAACTTTATTGAATAGCTATACAGCTTTACTGGGTGCTAGGACTGTGTTCGGGGCCATTCTTGGTCCAGGACGACAGGATGACATAGTAGTGAGGGTGTATGGAGACAATATAGTTGTGTGCGTGCCTAAGGAGGGTACAAGTGAATGGGGCTTGCCGGATGTTGTTGAAATGTGGAAGTTGATATTTGAACAACAAATTAATCCGGATGAATCGTATGAGTGCTCACGATTGATTCACGGGGTTGGTGACAAGCACCTGGATAGTGTATCATTTTTAAGTAGACATGTTATGCAGGGTGGTGGAGTGTGGCGCCCAATGGAAGATACCATACAATCTATGATATGTCCTGAGAGTAGGGCCATGGACGCTCGTACGCGGTATGCGCGCGCATGTGGCCTACTTGTAGATAACCCTTTCAACGTCGAGGCTGCCCTTTTCCTGAACGAAATTTTAGATAAGCTGGAGGATGAAGGTGTCTACAGTGGTGAACTGCCAAGCCGTGAGGAGGTTAAGTTTGGTCACAAACTTATGAACTTCTCCAACGTCGGTGGTACCAATGTGTGGGGTAGTAGATTGTCGGTTGCGGCATGTCAATTCCTATACATCTTTACGTCAGTGGAGCGAACAAATCTCAGGTTGAAACCTTACCAAGTGTGGGATGCTTTGGATGCGTGGGTCGAGCGAACGTTCGAATTGTGAAAGTGAATATTGTTCCAATCGTTATACTAAGTTTTACATCGAAGGCGAATTTGGGTACTGTTAATTAGCTATCTCATCAGTCTCAAATAAGGAAAAATTTTGAAAAAGTCGGGTACAAAAACAATATAAAACATGTTGATACCGATCCTCCCCGTCGGTATTCACCAGAAAAACAGTTAGGCGCTTACGAGACAAGAATTAAGTGCCGGCTCAG